GCAGCTGAAACAGGTAAAATGTTTAATACAACAACTGTACGTGTTAAACCAAACCAAACACAATTAGTTGAAGATGCTAAACAAGTAGAATCTCTTAGAAAACCAAAAAGATTTGGTTTCCCTATTTAAGAAATATACATTTGATGAAATGAAGGATGAATTACAAGGTTGGTTAAAACCAGCTGAAAATGATGGAGGTAAAGAAACTGAAGTTAAAGAAGCACCTTCTAAGACTAAAAAAACAATAGACAGTAAACTTGACGAATTATTTGATTAATGACTAAAAAAAAGAAAATAGACACAAATAGAGATGAACTAACAGGGATACTTGCAGACTCTTTAAATAAGAAGTTTAGTAAGACACACCATAGAGTTGCTTATTTCCTAGATGGTAGTGAAGATTCACCAACAGATGTAAATGATTGGATTTCTACAGGTTCTACAGTTTTAGATCTTGCTATCTCAAATCGCCCAAACGGAGGATTCCCCGTTTCTAAGATTGTAGAAATCACAGGTCTAGAGCAAAGTGGTAAATCCCTGTTAGCATCTCACATTATAGCAAATACCCAAAAGAAAGATGGTATTGCTGTTTATATTGACACAGAATCATCCTTAAACGCACAGTTTTTGGAAGCAATAGGAGTTGATTTAGAAAAAATGGTTTACTTACCTCTTGAAACAGTGGAAGATATATTCGATGCCATCGAGGATGTTATCCTAAAAGTTAGAGAAAAAAGCCAAGATAAATTAATTACTATTGTTGTTGATTCTGTAGCTGCTGCTACTACTAAAATTGAGTCAGCCGCTGACTTTGAAAAAGATGGTTATGCTACACAAAAAGCAATCATCTTATCTAAAGCTATGCGTAAAATTACCAACTTAATAGGTAAGGAAAAAATACTTTTAGTATTCACTAACCAATTAAGACAAAAAATGGGTGCAATGCCCTTTGCTGACCAATATACTACTTCAGGTGGTAAAGCTTTACAATTTCATGCTTCCGTTAGGTTACGTTTGAAACAAGTTGGAAAACTTAAAGAAAAAATAAACGGAGTTGAAGAAATTGTAGGGTCTGAAGTAGAAGTAGCTGTAGTTAAAAATAGAATGGGCCCTCCAAATAGAAAAATTCGATATAATGTTTTTTACAGACAAGGTATAGATGATTTTGGTGGTTGGTTAAAATTAATGAAAAATTACAAAGTAGTTAAACAATCAGGTCCCGTCTGTAAATATGTTGATAAATCAACAGGAGAAGAACTTACATTTTCAGGTAAAGAACTTGAACAAATATGTACTGAACGACCTGAAATTAGAAAAGCTATGTATAGAGATACTTGTGATAAATATGTTATGAAATATCAACATGAAGAAGAAAAAGAAATGAATCCAGATATTAAAGTTGATGAAAATGGTTTATAATGGGGAAGACAATATTAGATTTATTAAACAACGTTCAAAAAGATGACACGTCAAATCCTAATTCTAGGGTATTAATAATTGATGGACTAAATTTATATTTAAGAACATTTGCCGTAAATGGTATGCTTAATGACAGAGGTGTACCTATAGGAGGAATGATGGGTTTTTTAAAGTCTTTAGCTTATGCCATTAGAGAAACTAACCCCACTAGAGTAATGGTAATTTATGATGGTGCGGGTGGTTCTCAAAGACGTAGAAAAATGTCTCCTAATTATAAAGCAAACAGAAAACCAGGTAAAAGAATAACACGTTGGGATGCTTTTAAAAATGTAGAAGAAGAAAAAGAAGCAATGAAAATCCAATTTTCTCGTTTGTTAGAATATTTAAACACATTACCTATAAATGTTATTTCAATAGATAAAATTGAAGCAGATGACACAATAGCATATGTCACTACTAATTTATTAGAAGATGAAGTAATAATAATGTCTGCAGACCAAGATTTTTTACAATTAGTTAATGATAGAGTAACTGTATGGAGTCCCATTAAAAAAATATTTTACACACCTGAAAAAGTTTTAGAAGATTATGGTGTACCAGCTCATAATTTTTTAATGTATAAAATTCTTATGGGTGATAAATCAGATAATCTTGAGGGGGTAAAAGGATTAGGTCCTAAAAAACTACCTAAAATTTTACCTGATATTTCTAAAAAACCTCTTGATCTTGATTTTATTTTAGATTATGCCTCTAAAGGAATAGAACCCATGCATAAAAGAATTACCGAATCTGCAATTAAATTAAATTTAAATGAAAAAATGATGGATTTAAAAAATCCACCTATATCAGGAGAATTAAAATCATTAATAAGAAGATTAACATCTCGACCAATAAATTTGCTTTCCTCAAATGACTTTAATACAATGTATACAGATGATCAAATGGGAAATGCTATAGACATCCCTGATGTTTGGTTAAAACAACATTTTACAAGATTAAATAGTTACGCAAAAGCAACACATGAGTAAATTAACCCAATTTGGACATTCATTTCAGGTAAAAGTACTATCAGTTTTAATAACTGATAGAGATTTTTTACAACAATCATCGGACATAGTTTCTCCTGATTATTTTGATAATGATGCTAGTAAATGGATTATTAAAAAAACACTAATTTATTACAACAAATATAAAACTGTTCCCACAATGGAGGTTTTTAAAGTGGAATTAGATAAAATAACTAATGAAGTACAAGGTGTAGCTGTAAAAGATTTACTTAAACAAACTTATAAATCCTCAAAATCAGATGATTTAAAATATGTAAAAAACACATTTTTAGATTTTTGTAAAAATCAAACATTAAAAAATGCTTTAATGAAATCTGTTGATTTACTTGAATTAGGAGATTATGATGATATTAGAAATTTAATAGATAAAGCATTAAAAGCTGGTGTAGAAAGAGATATTGGTCATGAATATATGACCGAATTAGAAGATAGATTTAGAGAAGAAGCTAGAACCACAATAGAAACACCATGGCCTTTAATTAATAGATTACTTTGTGGGGGTTTAGGACAAGGAGATTTAGGAATGATAGCAGGTGGTCCTGGAGGGGGTAAGTCTTGGGCTTTAGTCTCATTAGGTGCACAAGCTGTAAAAACAGGATACACTGTTATACATTACACTTTAGAATTAAGTGAGAAATATGTAGGTAGAAGATATGATTCTTGTTTCACAGAAATCCCTGTAGGTGAAATTACATTAAATAAAAAAACTGTAAAAGATAAACTTGATTCCCTAAGAGGAGGATTATATATAAGAGAATATCCAGCAGGGCAAGCAACAGTAAATACTATACATGCACATTTAGAAAAATGTATACAACAAAATATACATCCTGATTTAATTATTGTAGATTACGCAGATTTGTTAACATCTAAATCAAGTAAAGAAAAAAGAGACAAATTAGATGATATATATACTGGTTTAAGAGGTTTGGCTACCGAAATGAAATTACCTATATGGACAGCGTCCCAAGTAAATAGATCAGGAGCAAGAGAAGAAATTATACAAGGAGATAGGATGGCTGAAAGTTATTCTAAAATGATGATTACTGACTTTGCAATGTCTTTAGCAAGAAATCACGAAGACAAAGAAAATGGAACAGGAAGATGGCATATAATGAAAAATAGATATGGGGCAGATGGTATGACTTTTAATTCTACCATCGATACTTCAATAGGAAAAATAGAGATTAATGAAAGAAACACACAAAGAATTAATTCAACCCCACAGGGAGAACTTTCACCTAACGAGCGAAGAAGACTTCGCAATTCTTCTGAACAATTTTTTAATCTTTAATGGTTCTTTAATATATGTATTATTCTCATTTCAACATTAACTTACAATAATAAAAACAATATAATGAACATATCACAGGAAATTCTATCAGATCTTGTTGTTTATAACAAATATGCAAAATATTTATCTAATAAACAACGAAGAGAAACATGGAAAGAGTTAGTTACAAGAAATAAAAAAATGCATTTGGCAAAATTTCCTAACTTAAAAGACGAAATTGAAGAAGTTTACAAATTAGTATATGATAAAAAGGTATTACCCTCAATGCGTAGCTTACAATTCGCAGGTAAACCTATACAAATAAATAATTCTAGAATATTTAATTGTTCTTATTTACCTATTGATGATTGGAGATCTTTTAGTGAAATTATGTTTTTATTATTGTCAGGTTGTGGGGTAGGTTATTCAGTACAAAACCACCACATAGAAAAATTACCTGAAGTTAGAATTCCTAAAAAAACAAGAAGATTTTTAGTAGGAGATTCAATTGAAGGGTGGGCAGATGCCGTTAAAGTTTTAATGAAAGCTTATTTTGGGATATCTACTACAAGACCTGTTTTTGATTTTAGAGATATTAGACCCAAAGGAGCAGAATTAATTACTGTAGGAGGAAAAGCACCAGGACCTGAACCATTAAAAGAATGTTTATTCCAAATTCAAAAAATTCTTGATAGAAAAGAAGACGGAACTCCACTAAAACCTATAGAGGCACATGATATTATATGTTATATTGCGGATGCAGTTTATCAGGGGGTATTCGCCGAGCAGCGTTAATTTCTTTATTTGACTTACATGACAATGAAATGTTAACTTGTAAACATGGTTCTTGGTGGGAAATGAACCCACAAAGAGGTAGAGCAAACAATTCTGCAGTAGTTATTCGTTCAAAAGTTACAAAAGATGATTTTAACGAATTATGGGAAAAAATAGTAGCAAGTAATTCGGGTGAACCAGGAGTATATTTCTCAAATGATAAAGATTGGGGAACTAACCCATGTTGTGAAATTGCCTTAAGACCTTTCCAATTCTGCAACCTAACAGAAATTAATGTTTCTAATATAGAATCCCAAGAAGATTTAAACAGAAGAGTAAAAGCAGGTTCATTTTTAGGAACTTTACAAGCAAGCTATACAGATTTTCACTATCTCCGTGATATTTGGCAGAGAACAACAGAAAAAGACGCATTAGTGGGAGTAGGAATGACAGGAATTGGCAGTGGTAAAGTTTTAGAATTTGATTTGGAAGAAGCAGCTAAAGAAGCTAAAAAAACAAACGAAGAAATTGCAAAAATCTTAGGAATTAATAAAGCAGCTCGAGTAACAACAGTAAAACCTTCAGGAACTAGTTCATTAGTATTGGGAACTTCATCAGGAATTCATGCTTGGCATAATAATTTTTATGTAAGACGTATGAGATTGGGAAAAAATGAAGCACTTTATCAATATCTTGCCAAATATCACCCAGAATTAGTAGAAGATGATTTTTTTAAACCTGAAATACAAGCAGTAGTTTCAGTTCCTCAAAAATCTCCTAAAGGAGCTATATATAGAACAGAAAGTGCTATGGAACTTTTAGAAAGAACAAAGAAATTTAACATGGAATGGGTAAAAAAAGGACACAGAAAAGGAGCTAATACAAACAATGTATCAGCTACAATTTCTGTTAAACAAGAAGAATGGGAACAAGTAGGAGAATGGATGTGGAAAAATAAAAATACATTTAATGGATTAGCAGTTTTACCTTATGATAATGGGTCCTATAAACAAGCACCATTTGAAGACATTACAGAAGATGAATTTTTAAAAATGGAAAGTTATCTAAAAAATATAGATTTAACAAAAATTACAGAAATATCAGATGAAACAAATTTACAAGACCAAGCAGCTTGTGCAGGAGGGAACTGTGAAATCGTTTGATTGGGTACAAGAACTGTATCTTAAAGAACAAATGAAGCAATCCCAAGATTATTACTATGAAAAGGGTTATATGGTGATGACTGAAAAATATCATTTAAAAAGAGGATATTGTTGTAAAAATAAATGTAGACATTGTCCATATGGGAGGTAGTAGAATAATAAATAATCCTTTTTCAAGAATAATAAAAATTCACGATAAGATGTTTCAATTAAGGACAAAAATACCCTTAAACCAAATAAATATGAATAAGGTTGAAAATAATGTAGGAATTTTAAAAGAACATTACCATTGTGATACACTTTTCAAAGCACAAGGTTATTTATGGCTTTGTAATGAAATAATAGATATAGAATATGAAGAAATTAAATAAGAAACCTAAAGAATTCTTAAAAGATATAAATGAATTATTAGATCTTGCTAATGAATTAGATGATTTAGATTTAGATAATTTTAATGAAGTAGAATTAAAAAAAAGAGCTGAAAATTTAGAAAAAAAAATTACTCAAAAATATAGTAAATATCTTCCTGAAGAAGATTTGGATACTGAAGAATAAAGTTATATAGGTTATATTATGGCAAAATACCAATCAACAAAGTTATTTGATAACTACTCTGTAGCTCTTAGACAATGGAAAGCTGCTCATTCACATTGTGAATTACTTCACGGATATGCTTTAAAATTTAAAGTATGGTTTGAATCTAATGAACCATTAGAAGAAAAACAATTAGACGAAATGAATTGGATAATGGATTATGGTGGTTTTAAATCCACAGATGCAGAACCAACTCCAGGAAATGGTCTAAAAGATTGGATGAATCATATGTGGGATCATACGACATTAATTGAAAAAGATGATCCTCAATTAGAATCATTCCAAATGCTAGAAGAATTAGGTATATGTCATTTAAGAATTATGGATAAAATGGGTGCGGAAAGTTGTGCTAAATTAGTCTATGATAAATTTAATGAGAGAATGGCTNTAACAGGTGGTGGTAGAGTAAAAGTAGTAAAAGTAGAATGTTGGGAAGCTGACAGAAATTCATCAATATACACAGAAATATAATATGGGAGAGAAAAACACAGAAGCAATAGCACGAAATGAACATTGGGCTCAATTAACCCCTGAACAACAACTAGAAAGTTTAGATAGTCGTTTAGGTAAAGACATAGGTGCTAAAAAACAAAGAGCTAAAATTCAAGCTAAAATTATTAATCCTCAGATTGAAATACAAAGAGAAAAGAAGGCTAAAAAAAGAGGAAAAAATAAAAATAATGATTAAGGTTTCACACGAACTTCCTATTAATATGCTTCACATGAGTAAAGATATTAATGATTATGAATATTGTTTACCTCATTTATTAGATTGGAGTGAAGATTATGAAAATCATTTTTTAAAAGCTAAAAAAGAAGGAAGATATATTATAATGGATAATTCACTTCATGAATTGGGAAAAGCATATGGTGAAGATAGATTATTACACTGGATTAAAATTTTAGAACCAGATGAATTTATAGTACCTGATGTTTGGCAAAATATGACATCTACATTAGTTAATGCTAAAAGGTGGATGTCAATAAATTTACCCGAAGGTACAACTAAAGTAGCAGTAATACAAGCAGAAAATTACCATGAAGCAGTAGAATGTTATTCTATTCTTAGTAACCATCATGAGTATAAAAAGATAGCATTTAGTTATGGGGCTGATTGGTACGCTGAAGAATTCCCTCACCCGAATCCCTTGGTTGGTAAAATGATGGGTCGTATAATGACTATATCCAAAATGCATAAAAATAAATTAATAAGAAATAGTGATAGAGTTCATCTTTTAGGATGTGCTTTACCTCAAGAGTTTAGTTACTATAAAGAATTTAAATTCATAGAATCAATAGACACATCAAATCCCATAATTCACGGGCTAAAGGGAATTAAATATAAACATTATGGGTTACTATCAAAAGACACTACTAAAATAGATAGGTTAGAAGAAATTGAATTAACTCCTGATGTTTTACACAACATAAATCACAACCTAATCAAATTTAAACAATTTTTAAAATGAACTTAACATTATTTTTAGTAGCATCAGTTACTGTAAACATTATATTATTATTATTAGTAAATTATATTTCTAAAAAACGAGCAGAAATTATGCTTGGAGTATGGAAATTTAAAGAAGAAAAGAAAATCAGAACAGATGCCCATTCAAGAAGTAGAGCCGTTGGTTGGGGAAAAACAATAGAAAAATTTGTACCTTGGATGGCAGGCTTTCCTTGTGATCCTAGAGACGCAATATTTTTAGCAAAACCCATAGACTACTTATGTTTTACAGATAGAAGAGATAAGAAAAAATCAGCAATACATTTGGTAGAAGTAAAAAGTGGAAATGCCAATTTAAGTAATGATCAAGAAGGAATTAGAGCGGCCGTTGAAAATAATAGAGTATATTGGCATGAAGTAAATGTTGATGGTTATTTGGATAATGGGAAAAATGTTATTACAAAAACAATAAAAAATAAAAAATAATGAAAAAAGCAGTATTATCTTTATCAGGTGGAATGGATAGTAGTACAGTCCTATTACACTTATTGGCAAATGGTTAT